AAGATCAAATTGAATGGGCTAAGCAAAATGGCTATCTTAATCAGGATGGAACGCCAACTGAAAAAGGAAAACAAGCAGATGTAGAAGTTAATGCTAATGCCGATCCCAATGACACTGGTGACCCAAACAATTGATTCAAACAGAACTAAAAAGATATAATGTCTGCTTAGAGTTACAACTGAGGAAAAATGATATAACGATCACCTCAAAATTGGATGATCTTGCGGAGTGATCATCACCCTTCCATTACCCTTTTCTTACTACAACTTACTGTTTTTAACGATTTCTCCTAAATAACAAAAAAGGCAAAACGCTGATATAACAACGTTTTGCCTTTTTTATACGGTAATTAACTTCATTTGATATGATCCGGGTGAGATTATTCACCCTTTATAATTAGCTATTTATAGGCATTTTGTGCAACTATTGTGCAACAAAAAAATAAAACCCCAATCAACAGATCGGGGCGTTGTTATCTATCGATGGTTTTTCAACCAATCATAGATAATATCTGAAATTAGATTGACAAGGATCGCCAATACTAAGTCAAATAGTAAGGACACGAGTATCACCTCGCAATCGGCACTTGAGTTAGAAGTAATCAGCTTCTATGTACCGTCTTCGATTATACTAGAATATTGACATAATTAGAACAATAATCTATCATGTAATTGTAAGGACACGAGTTAATCTCGTATTGGGTCTAATCAGCCCAGCCAGTTTTACCTTCTGACATATTTGTCAGAGGGTAATTTTTTTGCATTAAAAAAGCGCCCCGCCCGAAAAAAATTGAGCGAGGCGCTTTAGCGTGCATTAATATCTTAATGTTTGGCCAACGTAAATCAAGTTGGCGTTTTTAATACCATTAGCACTTTGAAGTACGCTGACTGTCGTTCCTAAATGCCCGGCAATCGTGCTTAGATTGTCGCCATAACGTACTGTATATGTACGTTGGAGTGTCGCTTGACCGCTAACTCGAAGTACTTGACCCGGATAAATAAGATTTGCATTGCGAATGTTATTAGCACTCTGCAATACACTGACCGTCGTACCAAATCTAGCAGCGATTGCACTCAGACTGTCACCAGCTCGCACAGTGTATGTGCCTGTTGCTGTAGCTTGAGCGTTGTTTTGCTTAGCTGTCGATAAGATCTCAACATTAGAGCGATTGATCCAAGACATAATACCACCAAGCAAAACTTTGCTACCGTTTGTTTGGATAACTGGATAATCACGACCTTTGACCCACTGTGGGATTGCTTCGCCACTAGCCCAATTTTTAGCACTAAAATTGATCTTAACTGTATAACCTGTCGTAATATTTTTCTTTGGTGTATTATCTGCAATGATGCCTTGCTTAACAGCGTCTGGCTTTGTCACTGGTTTTTCAGCGTTGCCACCTTTGTAGCCAACGTCAGTCAAACCAGTTAGATCGATATTGCCATCTAAGCCACCAGGCGTATTAATATACGTGCTGGTGAACTGAAAAATACCAATATTATCAAAACTTGGAAAGTAATTATAATTTGGTTCTGGTGTAACATTATAGTCTGGATACTCACCTAACCAGAGTGGATACTGACGTGCGATCCGTGCTAGATCAACATGATTGAGCAAGAAGCTCTTGTAACCATACAAAACAGCGGTATAACCTGCCTTTTCAACACGATCCAAAGCGTACAACACTGCTTCGGTGTTCGGTGTACCATCTTCAACGTCCAAAGCTACAATGGACTTCTTAGGTGTTTGTACCTTTGGCAAATAGTGGTTTAACATTTGATCTGCTTCCCATTTATTGCTAAAGCGTGCATAGATATATGTGTGCGCTCGTTTTCCTTGAGCGATCGCATATTGTACTTGCGTTGGATAGGTCCACTGATCACGAAAGACACCGTTATAGTAGCCACCAACTTGTGCGATCGCAAACTTATCGTGTGGGTAGCCAAAGATGCCATTCGCTCCTTGATACTTAGCCCAGTCGACACCATGATCACCTTTAGCAGCTTGAGCCGTCATCGGTGTTGCGAGCGATAAAAAAAGAGCTGCCGTTGCGACAACTCCAAGAATTTTCTTTTTCATCAATCTAGTCCTCCTTCTTTTGCGGATATTGCTTCAATAGATCACGCTGTTGTGCATACGCTTTTTCTACTGCGTTCTTGATGACTTGCTCATCATTCACTGTGAAACCTGCATCTGAGAGCGCCTGAGCAACAACTTGCACCGCATGATTTCTCTTCGCCATACCTGTCATATACTCAGTTACTCCAAGTTTTTGCGCAGCGATCACTGCGTCTTTAGCTAGTGGCTCGATAGCACGCACTATCGTCAATGCTCGATTGTTTTTCACAAGCACATTACCACAGTAACTGATTACTGCAGTCAAAACAGTTGCGAGTACCGTAACAATTAATTCATTTGTTTCCATTTTTCTTCCCCCTATTTTTAATTTTTTCTTTGAGCTTAGCGTTCTCTTCTCTAAGCTTTTCTAATTCGCTGATATCATCTTTCTTATCAGCTTTTCTGCTATTAGCAGATGCTGTGATGTAAGCCACAATTATCGAACCAAGCGTACTAATCACAGCGACCCACACTTGGTCAGTCACAAACAATCACCCCCACCGTAATTCAATCACTATTCCAATTAACACGAAAAACGAATAAATACCTGGGAAACTTAAATAGACACCACGCAGCGCATCGTTCGCACAAAATGACAAGAAGAACGCCAGCCAAACAAACGTGAGCGTGCTTGTCATGATTTGCTTGTAGTACAGATGTTTGATATCCCACAGCGCATAAACGAGCGCGATCGTTCCGACAACCGCCAACATAAAAATGAACGGTGGATCATCGAGCGCAGCTAGTGGACTGTGATCCCAATCAAAGATCCCCGTCGATCGTTTAACGATGAAATAGACAGCTAATGAATACGTTTCTAGCGCTTTAAAGAACCAGAAACGATTTTTTACGATATTATCAAACATCGCTATGTCCTTTCTCCATCCCTCCCACCCAACTTAAATTAAGGTGTTACAGTATAACTGCAGTGACGCCATTCTTCCCAATATCCAGCACCAGTACCATCATGAGAACGAATATAGATATCGCCCGGCACCATAAAAGCAACTTGAACGCCTAAGCCACCGTCAGCATTTTTCCCAAAATTTCCCATCACGAGTAAAACGCCCCAATTTCCATCTGTTGAAGCTTTATTATTCTTGCCAGGGAAATGTGTTCCAGCACGATTACCATCAGTAGCCCAAACCATATGGATGCCATTCTTAACAACCGTATCCCAGTCGGTATCACCATTAACAGTATTTCCCCAATAAGCTAAAGCTTGCCCCTTGTCAATTTTTCCGTTAGCAATATCTTTAGCTGCTTGGATCTCTCCAGCAAAATCGGGAGCATTCAAAATTGCTTCCCATAAAGTTTGTGGTCGGATCCCATTTCCTGAACCATCTTTCAAATCTGCAATATATTCACCCATTAAAAAGCCCTCCATTCATTAAATACCTTATTTTGACCACCAGCACCACGTGTCCAACGTTTCCCATTACTTGCGATCAATACTTGCGTACATGTATTACCATTAATATCATTGACAGTCAATGACCCGTAGCCATTAAAAAATTCAGGCGCATTGGCGACTGAAACTCCATTAATAACGTAGGTTCTTGATCCTTGATATTTTCCAGAAGTTAGATGGTTTAGGTCACTTCCAGCCTTTAGCTCCATGTTTCTCGCAAAATGATCATCAACAAAATCTCCCAACCCAAAAACAGCTTGTGCATGTGTTTCTGGATACATCTGTTCTTGATCGCCAAATTCGTTTTCAAAAATCAGCTTCACAGATTTAGTCAACCTTGACCACCTCCTTTAAAGATAAACGCGAAACGGAACAGATCATTAGTCCCTCAGCTAGAGCATTTGTGCTTCTTCCTTGGTAATTACGCTTATTACCAATTCTAAGGGGCGAACTTATTTCTGAAATATCCCTAAGCTGAATCGTACGTAAATCATTGACTTCAAAGCCATCGATTTTACTTGCTTTGTCTAACTGTAAAGCGTCGATTCGTTTTTTTAATGTGGAATAGGTAGTATTGAACGCATCAACTCGTGCATCAACAACTTCATCAGGCTGCTTTACACTTCTGATCAAGTTATCAAAACGTGCATCATACCCATCAATATAACCCTTGATCCATAAGCCTAAGTCCGCACCATACTGACGCAAAACATACCAGTTATGGTTTTTTTGATTACGTGCATCCCGATTCGCAAATGACATTGGTTCATCCCAAATATCTAAAATCGGTGGATCAATGCGACTTTTCATTTTTTTATCACTCCTTATTCATTTCAGAAGCTAACAGATCTTCTTGCTCATAAACATAATTTTGAAATGTTGTGATATCTTTACGCACTTCTGTCTTATGAGCCATATAAGCCTCATTATCCATGACAAATTGATTAGCTGAATCATTAGTGCTATCACTTGTTGATAACGTGGCCGACAAACGAACTGCTTGCTTCTTATCATCACCTACAACTGAATATGCTGTTAAATTAACTTCTTTTTGTTTTTCCAATGCCATTTCTATTCCTCACCTTTCTTTGTTTCTTCGGAACTTTTGCTAAGCTCTGCGATCTGTTCTTTTAACTCATCGTTTTCAACTTCTAAGTTAGTGATCTGAAGCTCTTTATTTGCTAGTTTCACCGCTAATTTTTGGATCAGCGTTGACATCTTATCCAACTTATTTCACCCCCTTTTCAGCATTGATAATGTTAACTAAGTCTGGATCTACACCATTTTCGACACAAAGTTCTTTTTGCTGTTTGATTGCTTCAGCTTGCAATTCTTTTTGTGCAGCTTTGAGCTTATCTTCTTGAAGCTTTGGTACTATCGGCGTCCCATCATTCCTAAACCCAACAACTTTTTGGTTGCCCATAGTCATGATCACTGGTGTAGAACCATCACCTTCCAAAACTGTCCGCATTGAGGCAAAAACATTGCCTTTTTCATCCTTAACGTCACCACTTAAAATAACTGTTTTATTGAATTCCATTAATTACCACCATACCCGTTATAATATTTATTATCCTTTGTTTCATAGATATTAAATCTTTTACCCGCACTATTAAACATGACCGCATTTCCATTTGAAGGAAATGCGATTCCGCCCCAGTTTGATGTATCATTAACGAAGCATGGATACTTTTCATTATTCCAATCACTCCACGATACCCACGCGGTCCTAATACCGTAGCCAGTACTTGGCACATTCATATGCATTTCTGAGTGAAACGTCGTTGGTTTATACATATGAATATCACGTGGAGCCCAACCTGCTCCTGTTTCGGAATACGATATTGCCGGTGTAAAAGTCCGAGCTGTTTTTTGCGAATTCGTTGGGGTATACTGGCCAATTGCGATGTAGTCGCCACCGTAAGGATCACCCCATATTTGCTTAGTCATCAGCCCAATTTCTATTCCTGACGCTCCACTACCAACCACTTCAGCCTTTGTATAGTCCCAACCACCACCGTTGACATATCCCTGAATTTCTCGTTGATAGTCTTCAGGGTTATTAGTTGCTCTTCCTGTTTTTTTCACTGGGACAGTCACAGCTAATCCATTTTTACTAAGCCCGAGCCCCCATTGTTTTCTTGGATCATTAGATGTTGCTCCAAGCTGGATAGAATCACTTTGCAATTTCAACATTGAGTTAGCGCCGATCATATCTAAACTTTCTGGGCTAAATTTGACCGCATTATTTTGAGACTTCATAACAACATCATTTACCATCAAAGTCCCCTGAATTCGTGTATTACCATTGATCATGATATGTTTGCCATCGATCATAACACCTTCAGTTGAGGCATTGATCTGTGAGATGACTTTATTTTTATCGCCTGAGATTTGAAGCGCGATCATTCTAGCAGTCTGTCCGATCACAGAATTGATGCTACTATCATGGACTTCTGACCTTAATCCATCTAAGGTTTGCGTAAGCTTGCTTAATTTTTTGATGACCGAAGGCTGATAAATACCTACACGGTTGCCTTTAACAAGCATTGGATGAGCAAACATGACATTGCCTTTCCCTCTAATAACTAGCCCAATGCGAGCTTTTGTTATCCCTTTTGGAATGATATAGTCATCGATTCGAAGTGTTTTCTCATGCTGATAAGGGATGTTAGCAATTTCTTCGTAAGTTCCTGCCCAAACCTTTCGACCAGATCTTTCATTTTCAAGCAATTCAATTTCAATACCACAACGTCCAAGTGGAGTCGATACAACTCCACCAGTATAAAAAGCCACAACACTAGCTGATAAGTGATCTCCTTCATTCACATCGATCATCTGCGACCAGGCATTTACCCAGCGATCATTTGAATTACTAAATGTCCACATACCCAAAGTCGTACTTCCATAGTAGTTATCATACGTGTTCGTACCACGCTTAAGTTGGTAATTTGTAGTCCACCCTTCAATTTCTTGACCATTTCCTGACTCAAATTCTGAATTATAGACTAAATTAACTTGTTTTAGTTCATTTCCCAATAACTCCTGAACTTGTGTCGTAAAGCCATCAGAATTTTGCAGAAAGGCTGAATTTTTAACAATCTTTTGCATCCCTTTATATGTTTCAGACTCATACAGGGATACCAAATCTTGCTTTGTGGCCGTTATCTTACCGGACACAGTATTATCTAAGTTTTGCAAAGCCACTTGCCATTGACTAGCTTTTTGATCTACATAGGATATATCAGCTTTATTGGCTACTACTGAATTGATCTCACCTGCTTTTTGATCTACATATGATTTATCAGCCTTAGTCGCAACCGTTGTATTGATTCCATTAACTTTGACATCAAGGGATGCATATTTACTTTCGAGACCATTTAACTTGTTGTCAGTATCTTCAGGCGCCGCAGTATAATCAGTCGGGATCTTTCCCTTCTCAAACTTGACCTTACTGATCCTAAATGGTTGCGTTGCTCCTTTTAGCGATCTGACCATGAAAATAAGCATATGTGTATCTGGCTGTGTGTGGATCACTATTTTCTTATCTTTTCTTCCAGGTGTATTAGGTATTTTAGCCATACTTGTCCAATTGTCGCGATATACTCTTGTTGTATGCTTACCTTCTCTATCTTGAAACTCCCAGAAAATAAATCCTTGCTTGTCTAGATGTTGTCCATCAGCATAATTTAGGTCAAAACTAAAAACATAGTCAGAATCAGGCTCAACATCATACACACGTTGTTCGATCTGCACGCAATCTTTGTTACCTACATTCAACTCTACTGTATCGCTGTTCCATGTAACTCCACCAAAAGCTGCATACCAAGCATCGTGTGCATAGTTTGATCCAAGTTGTGATTGCTTAAGTAAATTTTTCCCACCAACGGATAAGTTATTTACTTTTCCATCAACTGTAGTAACACTTGCACGAATCTCTTCGATCGTTTGTGACAACTCACTTTTCGATCGTGAAAAATTTTGAGTCACTGTGCTTAATTCTTCTTTAGTAGCTAACGTTCTGATAGTATTAGCATTTTGCTCAGTCAAAGTATGCGTATCAGTAATGCGTTGATTTGTGCGTTCGATTTCTGATGTCAGTCCTTTGATCTTATCGCTGTCGACTGTCAAGGCTGACTGTTTAAGCACATCAACACTTTTAGTTAGCGCATTAACAGCACTTGAATCAGCTTTGAGCTGGATCTGTTGGTTGGTTAGATTTAAACTTGCTTCTGCCTTAGCAACTCTACCTGATAACTTGTCAACATCTGTTTTTCCAGCCTTAGCTTTGATCGCATCATTTACAACTGTCAGCGAACTACTTAGATCACTTATCTTTGTGTTTGCTTCATCAACTATCGTCTTATCAGCTTTTAACTCGATAGCATGCTGATTTTGATTGATACGTGTCGCATTTGAATCTACTTGTTTGGTCAAGGCATCATGCTCTGTTTGTGTTACCATTTGACTGATCTTGCCGTCAGTATCTTCAAATTTTGTTGTTACCGTAGTTTGAAATTCTTTAAGTGCTGCATCGGCATTTTCGATCGCCTGATTTTTAGCTTTAGCGATCTCTACTGACTTAGACTGTAGTTGCTCAGATACATCTGTCTTCATTTTGTTAAAACTTTGCTGACTTTGGATGGCATTATCATCGAGCTTTTTATCGACCAGTGTTAAATTATTCTTGATCTCTTCAACCTTTTGCTGATTTTTACTATCAATCTCAGTTACACGTTGATCAACATTTTTAGTATCTAGCTTGGCATCTGCGATCGATTTATCTAGTCGGGTCGTCTCACGATCGATCTCATTTAAAATATCATCGCCAGCACGTTTGAAATCATCTTCAACTTTTTGAACATACAGCATCGTTTCATCTGCATCTTTTCGCAAATCTGTGGTGATCTGACCAAATTCATTAATCGTCTGTTGGTTACTGATCTCCAACCAAGCTTGACCGTCATAGATCATCATCTGAGCTGGAACTTTATCCATTGCTTGAGGATCAGGCTGAATAAATTTATTTGCTTGTTTTTTCATTTCCTTCCTCCTCTAATGGTCGCACCCAAATATCTCCTACTCGGACCATATTATATTTTGTTGGATCATCCCTTGAATAATACGTAGTAGTGGCTGTAAAAGCCTTATTCAATGCTTTTTGTGCCAAATTGCTGATGTCATTGATCCGATTATTCAGTAATGATTGCGAATTTAAGATACTTGCTGGTAAGTTTTCATACTGTAGCACCGTTGCTTGATCCAGATTGTACGGATACCAAGTGTAACCGATCAGTGTTACATCAGTTTCAAAACCAATATCTTTGATCGTTAGATGACGTTTTTCTCCCGGAATCGGCTTAAAATTTTCGTTAGCTGTGACTTCAAGACTCACAACTGGTTCAACTTGTAATTGTGAGCGTGCATATCTGCGCATGTTTTCTTGATCAGTAAAACGTTCATCTGAAATATTTTCCATCGGATGAACGCCCCAAACTTCGATTGATTTACGATCCTCAACGAAAAAAGGTGGAAAATAATATTCCACCTTGTTATTATCCGTACTATTTTCTTTTTGTTTACCAAAACATTTAACTTTATTAGTGATGTTTGTACTATCGATCGTCATACTAATGCCTTGCACATTATTTCGGTAATCGATACGTTGACCGAAGTTTTTTTCAAAAGCTTGTGCACTGTAGACACCGATGTTTTTATTATTTGGATAAACGATCGCAGATGGCCAAGTACTTAAGATCTTACTGATCATATCTTTTCCACTCGTATCGCCTAGATTTTGTATCTGCTGCTTATCAAAATCACCATAAACAGAATAAGTATAACCAACATTATCCTTATTTTGTGATCCCAAATAAAACTCTAGGATGTCCTGTGGTAAATATGTCAGAGTACCTTCTTTGACATTATATTGACGAACTCTAGCAATATCGTTATATATATGTGTAGCTGTAACTTGAACTTGAGAATTCCCGTCTTGTGTTGTTGGCGAAACCTGCTTAATGATATACTGCTGTCCATCAAAAGTTATAATACCTTCAGTACTTAGTAATGCATTAAATGCAAGGCCACTATCATCAAAAGCTGTAAATTGCAATTGGTAAGTGCTATTTTTTGCCCACTGCACTGAAAATGTCGACCACAAAATACAATTTAGCGGGAGTTCTTGTTTCAGCGATAGCGCTTTGATCGTGACAACTTTCTTGAAATCATTTTTGGGCATCTCATAAGTTGGATAACGCACAAACTTTGTATCATTATACAAGAAACTCCCGTGTCGCATATTGATGTCGTTTTTAACGATCTGCTCATCAGTCCAAATAAGTGGATTCACTCGTTTGGCCTTGCGATATACCATATAGCCTGAATCAGCTACACCATCAACATGCCCATCGATCTTATCCTGATACAAATACAAGTAGTCACCAGCAATCAGCATTTCAGGTGCTTCATACCAATGTGCTTTAGGATCATTAATAATATTTGTAGCAATCTCGGTATACCGCCCCAAATAGTTATCAGCGACAAACAATCTAGCACTAGATAACCACAAGTAATATTTGCCGTCCATATAAGTAAGGTTTGGGTCAATAGAACTCTGGCAGTCTACATCGACCTGTTGGTAAGCATTAGATACTTTATCTGTGACCGGGTCAAAATCAGCCACATAAATACCACGTTTACCATTTAAAGTTGCACTATAGATAATGTGATATTTATTATTCTTATCTTTAAAGAATTCAGGCGCCCAAATATCAGTATACTGACCATTTTTGATCAAGCTTAGATCAAGTTCGGTAAACAGCTTGAAATCAGACGTCTTATAAAACGCTAGTGTACCAATGATATAGTACACATCACCAACGCAACAAATAAAGCCGTCTCTCAGCCCCTTCAACTTGCTAAAATTAGCAACACTGCTCCAGCTTTCTCCATCATTAGATGCACTTAGGTTAGGCAGTGCATTCCAAGGATCGTTTTTACTTTCTGCGCGCGGATCAAAGCCAAAATAAACGAACTTATTATTTTTTACCGCATTTAAAATTTCCATCCCTTTGCGCCCCCTAACCTACATATATGAATGGGAAAGAAAAGGTTATATCAAGATCATTAGCTCCAACGACCGAAAATTCATTCCAGCCAGGGGTCAATGTGATATAACCAAAATCTGTATTATTATTGTCTAGCGTCCCATTTTTGAAGGTATTGATCCCTTGTAAGATCACTTTGTCTGTATTATTCATTTGGCCTTTATAACTCCAACTTGTTTTAGTGGTGTTATTGATCAACTTAAAGCCATCACCAAAGTGTTCCATGATGATATTTAACTCATGTCGTTGAAAGTATGGATCAATCGTGATATCACTGGCATTAAACACTCTAAATGACTGTTTGTTGATGAAATGATAATCTAAATTCTCACCGTTTGGAATGTTCCCACCATAAAGCATCCAAGCTTCTTGATCGTAGTTCATTAGTTGATCAGATGTCGTCAAACTATATTTATATCCACTTGGATTTTCAAACGGGATCGTAAAAACTGACGTCCGTGCAAATTGTTCTATCGGTGCGATTGTGAAATTACCTGCTTTAACATACTTGACCACTCCAGGTTCGCCATCAGTCCGGATCCTAAAAATTTCTTTTGAGGAAAAATAGCGATAAATATCATGCTTAGCTAGCTTATAGTCCCACCAGTCACCAAACTTAAAATAAAATCTTGCGTTGATCACATTTTTATCGATCGTACTTTCAGTGGGATAGCTTCCATCCCCACCAAGATTAGTCAAATAAGTATTAGTTACGATTGGATCTTCATCATCACCTAAGTATTTAAGGTTGGGGGTGATCGACTCAATTTCAATTTCATCTTCATTACCTCGCTTGATCCAAAGCTTAGGATAGCGAAAATGATTACCATAGATCTTCAAACTTTTCCCTCCTAAACATTGAATTGTTGATAGTTTGCTAATCTTTGATCACTTGCCATATCCCGATAAACTTTTGTCTTATCATAGCCATTGATACCTTTGATTGCTTCAAGTTGCGATCCATTGACATTTAACAACATTCCTACCAAATTCTTAAGATCCTTGACCGTTTCAGATAATTCTTTTAGATCTTTGTTGACTTCGATATCTCCATTCGATCGTTTAGAGTTATCAGTTTGAGCAAAATAATCTAACGACTGTTGCATCAACTGATATGCACGTGATCGCTTAGACAGATCAAGCGGAACTACCATTTCAGGCAAATTACCTTCAGAGATTTCAATCATTTGATTTTGTGTTACAAGCCCACCATTTGCCATCATACGATGACCCCGTGGGCCCCAACCGCGCCGAATGCCAATCGGAGCAAAGTCATTGCGCCAGTTAGAATCATTTAAAACAGCCATAATCTGATCAAGGGCTGAATGGATATTCTTGTGGCCATTAACTGCCCAAGCATTCCAAGTCCCAATTTTGTATTGGAATAATCCATACGGTAGCCCAGTACCATCATGATCATCATACCCACCACCAGTGGCAGGATTGACATTAGACTCAACAAATGCTTGCCAATACAAATGCTCAATATCTCGAGCAGATAATTTTTGATGCATCAATGAAGCAGCATGACGGGCTACTTTACCAAATTCACTTTTACTCATCGTTCCGTTAGGTGAATTACCACTACCGCCACCAGCAGAAAAGCTGTCTTTGATCTTCTTTAAGATTCCAGCTAAGCCATCAACAGCATCATTAACCATGCCCTTAGTAATATCACGTGCAATGATCCCAGCATCCGGGACACTATCCAAATTAAAAGTCTTAGTCGCAATATCGATCAGCGTTTTTTTAGGATCGGTGATCTTATCTAAAATATCACTTGCAGTATCGGATAAGTGATCATAGATATCTTCAGCACCTTCACGAACTTTTTTAAAAAAATCACCTAACGAGATATTACCAGTTGCATAACCAGGAAGTGTCCCCACATATGATCCAGACATGACTTTAGCAGTGTCTTTTGCATTTAAGATCCGATCTCCGGGGCGCACATCGATAAATTGCGGGCCCGTTTGACCTGCAATCCCGACTTTACCACTATATGGTCGATAAATAAGCTCAGGACCCGCTTCACCGACAAGTGCCTTACCATGATAATTAGCATGTCCACCAGTAGCATAAGCACCCATATTTACAGCTGTATACGTATAAGGATTAGCTCTGGCCTCAGAATATGACTTTCCAAAAAACTTGCCTATCTTCTTGAAGAAATCAAATAAGCTTTCAAAAATCGAAGATGAGCCTTTTGCTTGTTTAGAATTAGCATCCATAGAACTGTTAGCCTGATTGACAGCATGCTTTACAACGCCTTTAGACTGTTCACGTGCAGATGCTGTAACATCATCTCTTTGCTTACCAGCTAAGCGTGTTGTTTCACTTCTCTGCTTATCTGCTTTATCAACGGTCTCATCGTGTTGCCTCTTCGCCTTTTCAGTAACTTTTTTATACTGGTCATTTGCTGCATTGTGTGCTTCGTCACGTTGCTTTTCAGCTTGCTCTTTTACTGCCTTACGCTGTTCTTTAGCCCACTTAGAATTACCACTATACTGACGCTCAGCTGCTTCCACTGTCTTTTTGTATTGCTCGTCTGCCGCTTTGATTGCTGATTTACGCTGACGTTCAGCCGCATCTTTTACTTCTTTGTATTTTTTCTCAGCTTTCTTAGTGACATCTTTGTACTCATCATTGGCTAATTTAGTGATCTTATCGTACTCTTTTTGAGCATTATTGACTGCTTCTTGCAGTTGCTTATTACTCAACTTACCTTTTTTAGAGGTTAGTTTTTCTAAAATCTTGCCTTGCTTATCAGTTTCAAGTTGAATCTTACCTGTTAAAGTTGTATGCATCTTAGCTTCTTTTGTCATGTTAGTTGTTGCATACTTCTCGTTTAACTCATAAATCTTTTTCTTATGCTTTGAGCTTGCTTCATCCAGTGCTTTATCACGTTTAGCAACTGCTTTTTTATATTGTTCTGACCTCTTACCAAAAGTTTGTTGGGCATTTAGTACTTCCAAGTCATATTTATCGTGGATTTTTTTCTTCTCTTTGTTGTAATCTGTATCAATTTTCTGCTTTTGAATAGCATAGTACTTATCGATTGCAGACTGATCTGAACCCGAACGACGAGCCTCTTTTTCAAGATCTTTATAGTGCTTTTTAGCATCATCGACTCTCTTTTTGTACTCTTCTTTGGTGATTATCCCATTTTTTTGAAGTGTCTTAAGATCGTCTAGATCCTGTTTTTGCTTCTGCTTATAGTACTCTTTTTGTTCCTTTAGAAGTTGTTTATGTGATTCTTTTTCACTCATCTTAGGTGCTTCAAGCTTTTCACTTTTGACCATTTTATCCCAAGACTTTTTAAACTTCTTCAAAGCGTTGGTCACGGTCTTAGATCCACCGATCTGCTCACCGATACTTGCACCGATCATTGCGCCACCTGGTCCACCAATAAAAGCTCCAATGGTTCCACCAACCAAAGTACCAGCCGTCTTACCAGCTGCTTGATACTTAGCTTCAGCTTTGTTTGATTTCACAGCATCATAAATAGAAGATCCAACGTCCCACGCTGCGATTGCAAGGCCTACACCACCAATTATTTTTGTCCCCAGACCTTTTCCAAGTGCTGTTAATTTACCAGCATTTTTAGTGATACTTTTACCACCTTTTGTTGCTGTAGCTTCAACTGCTGTTTCGGCAACATTACCAACTTCAGAAACTGTATTTGCTGTCTTAGATACTTTACCACCAGTGTAAGCACCGCCGGCTTGAGACTTGGCAAGTGCCAGATTCTGGTATTCTTTGATCAACGCACCGACTTGCACTTGTTCTTCCAATAGCGCTTTATTTTTACCAAATAACGAACGTAGAGTTATCATTTTGTTGATAAAGCCCGCAATCTTTGAAACAGCCCAAAGTCCAGCCATTGCTTTACCAAATGTAAATACTGCACCAACATGCTTAACTGCAAACTCGCCAACTTTTAAAATCCCACCGGCGACCTTGCCAACACCTTCAGAAGCTTTTTTTACATCTTCCTGAAAAGATTTTTGATCAAATAGTTTAGTCAACTGATTAGCTGCATCTGTCATATAAGGGAGTAATTTAGCACCAAATTCAATTTCTAAGGCACTCCAAGCTTCTTTAAAACGTTTATTTGAATTTTCAGCAGTTTTAGCGTTTTTAGCAGCTAACTCTTGAACATAATTTCCCTTTTTTCCAGCTTCTTCAACTTTTTTAGTCAAATCACCTAAGTGCTTACTATTTTCAGCTAAAATAGCACCAGCTTGTTGTCCAGTTGTCCCAAACAACGAATTAAAGACAGCATTTTTTTCTTCAGATCCTAGCCCTTTAGTATGCTCACGTAAAACTTTCATGATAGAAGTCATATCTTTAAAGTTTCCGTTAGCATCAACGATATCCTCACGTTTGATACCGATTTGGTCTAGAACTGAACCATTATTACTATTTTTAGCACCTTCGATTTCTTCTTCAAGATCACTGATTGCATCTTGTTGTTGCTTGATTGCACTGGCAGCAGCTTTACCGCTTTTAGTTCCATTTTTTACAGACTCTTCTAACTCCGTAATTTTGTCTTTGTGTTTTTGAATTTTTTTGGTATATGTTTCAATAGCATTACTTGAACCTTCTTGCGCAGCTTTTTGAGCTTCAACCGCATCGGTCAAGCTATTGATTACTTTTCGCAGACCTGTACCCAAATGTTACCCTAGAAGTTCTTTATCATCTAGTTCACTATGTTTCCATAGTGCTCGGACTATCTTTTGACCCACATCTAAAGTGCTAGGGTCATCCGCCTTCGTGGAAATTTCTGCATAAAAAAAGCACGTTCACACGTGCTCAGATCTTAGCTTACTTTCTCTAGTCTCTACACCTTCTATAAGTTTCCTTACAGCTTGGCTCGGGATCAACATATTATTTAAAAATTGAAGCAATCATTGAAATAAATCCTCCAATACATAGAATTGCTAAAACAGATAGTGTTCTGAGCAATCCATCGAGAAAATTCCAAAACCAGCCCATTAATGGAGCAAGCGTAATAATGATGGCCAAATAACTGATAATTCCTAACCACCTATGCTTATGACATAATTCAATGTATTTTTCAAAAATAGCTACAAATTTCTTACCAGTCTCAGTATTATATAGTAAATCAAATAATAGATCGGCCATAATTATCACCACCATCGTAGATTTACCATAATTATACCATAAATAACTTAGTCTTCCCCGAATTAACGGATTTATTTTTCAAGATCATTTCTGATCAAGCGGCCAGTTTTACCAAAGCCTTGTCTGCTTCTAAACCATTATTACTCAAAATACCCATTGCAGCCGAAGTCTCACTCAAACTAAATTTAGCTTGGTGTGCTGTCGAGTTAACATATTCCATCCCTTTACCCAAAGATTGGAAATCTGTTGATGTAACGTCAGCTGTATATGCTAATTCATTAACTGCGATCTTAGTTTGCTTGGACATCTCAGCTACAGATTTAAGTGGGTTGCCAGACTTATCAACGTTCATCTGAAATCCTTCCAAGGTCTGACTAGCAACTTTAATAACATCACTAAAGTCATCACCCGAAGCAATCGAACCTTGTAATTCAGTATTCATAGCACCCAGTGCTTGAGTTGAGCTATATCCACGTTTTACTAATTCTAGATAACCATCTGCGATTTCTTTTTGAGATATACCATATTTAACAGAATACTTTGCGCCGTCCTCTTGCATCTGCTTAACTTTTTCAGTTGCCTCGGCTGCACTTTCGCCACTAGTGATCAAGTTATTATAAATAACTTTATATTGACTTGATACTTCTGATGCCTTATTAGCACTTGATTTGGCAATCGTGTAAAGTGTTCCGACCGTTCCAGCTGCAAGATACGCATGTTCCTTAATTTTATTAAAAGCACTTTTTGCCGCTTCTCCGGCAGAGCCTACTTTGTCCCTAAACTTGATCATTGTGTTACTCATATCAAGTGTCTTTACATTTGACTCACGAATAGCTTTTTCATTTTGAACATACTTAGTCGACAACTCTGCAACACGTACTGCTTGCTCTTGATAAGCTTTAGACATCTTACCAGAGGTTTGTTCAACCTGCGCCAATAGACCTTTTTCAGCACTTAATTGCTCTTCCATTTTCTTACGAACATCGATCAAGCCTTTGACTTTAGCTTGTTGAGCTGCGTATTTTCGTCCTTCTGCCTCAAGCTGAGTTACATAATTTTCATTAACCCGCTTGCTTGTTTCAACAGCATCACGTAATTGCAAAACACCCGATTTATGTGTGTTTAATGCATTAGTTGCTCGCTTTTCTTGTGCTTCCAAACTAGTGATCGCACGTTTGGCGGTATTGATCTGATTTTCATACTTCACATATGCTTGGCGACCTTTGTCAGTCGAAAGATCTAATTCATATTGTTCTTTCTTCAAGCGTTCAATATATGCTCGTTGCCCTTCGATCGCACGCTTGGCATCTTCGATCTTATTAGCATAAGCTGCCATAATACCTTCACCAGATCTAACTTCAGCAAAATTAGCTTGCATCGCTGATCGTAAGAGCTTAGCTTCATCTCGTAAAGATCTTAAACTTCTGGTCATTCCATTATCGTTAAGATCGATAGCAAACTGATATCCCTGAATTTGTTCCATTTATTTCCTCCTTTCCGCTATAATGCACCTAAACTTCTAGCTAGATCTAATGGATCCTGTACCCTATCTCTGGGCTCTTTAGCACCTAATGCAGCCTGCAGATCACTAAAAGAAGAATTGTAGAAGTCACTCGGTAAAATACCATTTTGCATTGCCTGCTGAGCTAGATAATCTATGTCAGCAACCATATTTTCTAATTGCCAGATAGTTCTTCTGGCTTGGATTTTGGGTCTTGTTCTTCCTCGATAGCATCGTTATCAAGTCCCATGTCAACACCTAGACAAACAAGTAACATTTCCCTGAATGTTTTAAACATTGGCGCAAATGATAGATCTTCCAACTTTTGGCGACTTTCTTTTGATAATGCTAATAGTTCTGCCGAGCACTCAAGTACAATGTCTGTCATTTTTAATGTTCCCGACACCAGTTGTTCCATCGAATCTTCTTTTTCTTCATCGTCAGCGACCGTATTTAGCAGCTTCGTATAATACTTAGCCATTACTTTGATATTTTTGGGAGAATCGATCAACGTCTGATCTTCCTTTAGTCCAAATACTTCATGCTTAAATGTAACTTTTGTCTTTTCCATTATCTTTGCCTCCTAATCGTTCGTCTCATATTTCTCGTCTCTGTTATTTTTATCTTTTAAACACTTTGTGATACTGTATTTTCCTTGATCATCTTCTGTCCTGGGAAAACCATGTCAAACATTGCTTTTTCATCAAATTGCGGATCATCTTCGTAAAATACAGCATATGGTTTACCGCCGAACTTATCATACGTCAAAGCAGTATATGTCAAATTGTCATCGTCACGTGTTTCAGCTGTACTTGTGTTGGTTTGAACGTTGTGACTTGCTTCGTTGAACACGCCACGACCAAAGCAGAAGAATACTTTTTTACGTGAGATCGTCGACTGAGACACGATAATCAGTGGACATTCGACCGTATCATCTGTGTCGACATAACCACCTTTTCCATTAGATTCACGGCCTAAGATCTTTTGCTTAACAAGATAATTGATCTCATTTGCTGTCCATGCAACCGATGGACTGGATGGTGGATTAGTAACATCAACGACTTGATTATTCCCATCGATCTTCGTTGGTGTTGCAGCTAATCCAGTAATATTTGCTGTTTTTGAACCTAAATTACCAGCATTTTTATCTGTACTTACGAAGTAAACACCTTCATCGCTTAAACCTTTCTTTGAATCACATACGACATTACCGTCATTTCCTCGAATACCTGTATAGATACCCCATAAACCAATTGTGGCCATTATACTTCCTCCTCCGTATATTTAAATTTAAGTGTGTTGATGATATTTTGATTGTCTGGTGTCATCACATGACCAGCATCAGAAAAACACCTGATCCGCTGATCAAAAAGCACTTGTTTGACACTTTTTTCAATCTCAGACATATCAAACTCATAGTTTGGTGGATAATAAAAAATCAGCTGAACTTGTCTTGTGATATCTAGTTCTTGGTCATTACCATAAGAACTGCCTCCATCGACTAGTTCGCTGATCACTAAAATCAAATCTTCTTTTGCGTTATCACTGGGATCAATCATAAACGTATGCACATGCTCCAAGCTTAAATTTGGAATAGCATCGATCTTTGCCTCGATCACACTTCTAACATGAGCTGCTGGTGTCATTACCGCACCTTCTTATCCATTGCTTGTTTGATTGCATTAGTCATTACCGTAGCTAAGACAGGCTTAGCTTCTTTGACTGACGCTTCCCAAAAATGTTTACCTGGCACATGTGAATGTTGGACACCATTACGATCACGTACATCCCAACCATCATTTTGAAAGCGTCCGATATAGCCCTTGTGACCCTTAGCTGTAAATCCCACGGCAACAGAGCCATTTGGGTGTTGTTCAGTCACTAAACTATCGCGCAAGTGCACTGTTTTGCCAGTAAATGTTTTTGTGCTGACCGGTACTTTAGGTTGCATGATCTTCTTAAAAGCCTCAGCACCAACTTTATTGGCTAGCACCCGTTCATCATGTCCGATACCTTCAACAAGACTATCTAAAATCCGCTCGAATTCTTCAGCATTTTTAACTTCACCCATGTTTTGTAACCTCCCTTGTACACGTGATCAGATCAAAACCATTAGGTGAGATACCATCATCAAATGAGATATTGTTGATTTTATAGATGATCTCATCTTTTCGGACCAACATATCCCCAGTGATGTCATCTCGATGGCGAATAAAGAATACGACGGCATTGCTGATCCCTAGACCAGCCAAGGACAACGATTCAGTCATCCTAAGCGACCATTGACCAGCAAAAGCCGAAAATTCTGGCTTAAATTCTTTGATCCTAGCACCCGTATTAGGATTTATCTTAGCACCATCTTGCATCCTTCCAACTTCTAGTCTAAAGGTCATTCTAGCCGGATTGATTCGTTTCACCATTTTGGGCCACCTCCGCAAATTTACCTCGCAGTTGTCCGATGATCGAATTTAGCGTTAGATTGACTGGATATAGTTGCGTACTCGATAAAGCAGTACGTTCAGTGTAGTAACTTGAAGCTAACGCAATAACAGCCACATCAAAGAGATCATTATCAGCGTAGAAACTTTCATCTGCACCGACCGCATTTTTGATATAGCTTTCTGCCGCTCCGATATAAGCATCCAACAGCTCATCATCCAAGTTTCCATCGATCCTTAAGCTTAGCTTGAGCTTTGTCTTGTCTACACTCATGATCTATTAACCCTTAGCAGTATCATCGCTAAAGTTAGCCGGTTGGTCGGCGATTGTTGTAAACGAGCCTGCGATCCACGCCTCGCTATCAGTTGAAACAACGTCAAAGCGATCGATCACGCGGATCTTGTAAAGGTCTTTTTCAAAGGCCCCAGCACCAATATTTGTCGCAAGCAAGCTCATGTTTTCGCGATCAAACAATGTAACAGCTTGCTTTAGATCACCATAGTACAGTGGGTGTGCGTTACCTGTATCTGGCAACCAGCGATCTGCCACTTCAATAATTCGCTTACCCTTTAACAAGTATTGATCTGGTTGCTTTGGATCTGGCTGCAACAAATAACGTCCCATCGCATCTTTGACTTGCGATAAGACGTTAAGACCTGTAGTATTAGTCATCAAAAATGACGTTGTTTTGATTGCTGGATCGACACTTGTATTGATCATCGTTACAATGTCGTCAAATTTAGCTAATGTTGTTTTCTTTGGTGCTTTGCTCATAACATCAATAATAGCTTTGTTACGTGTCACAACCACCTTACGTGCGATCCAAGTCGATAACCATGACAAAATATTTTCGGCCGTATCTTTGAGCAATGTATTTGTTACTGTTGTGATTCCGGCATAACGTTTGATCAAGTATTTGATAACCATTAATTTAGGATCATCATTATCACCGATTGTTGCACTTTCATCATCTAAGTTAGCTAACGGCGTGATATCAGACCATTTCTCATATACTCGACTACCACTTGACGTTGTTACCGATTCGTGGTTTACATATTGCTCAAGTGCATCATATTGCCGAACTAAAGTATGAATCGTCGTTTGAATATCTGCTGGGATCGTTAACCCGGCCTGATCACCATTTTCATCAACCGAGGATGTGACCATATTCACTACTTTCGGATCACCTTTGATCATCCCGATAAAATTATTTACAAACTCGTCTTTTAAATTCTCTTCTTTAGGTGTCAATTTTTTATCAGGTGTTTGCATCACCTTACTTGCCATGCGCTCAATCTCTAATTGATCTTTGATCGCGTCTCGACGCAAGGCTTCATTATCACGCTTAGATTTTAAATCCTTGAATTTTGTTTCATCGAAACTATCATCCATCACAAGAGCGCTTAGTTTAGCATCCATATCAGATACTTTTTGACCTGATGCGATCCACGCATCATTTAATTCATTGATATTCATTAATTAATACCATCCTTTCCAAGTAAAATTGCTAACTTCTTCTTTTTTAAAGTATTTTTGGGCTTATCCACCTGTTTTTCCCGCTGGATAAAATTAAGTAGTTTATTGACTGCTACTTTATTTGGAATGACTTCCAGTGAATTGAAGACAGCTGGACTATCTGCATCCTCAAACATGATTTCATCGGCAAAACCTTTATCGACTGCATCTTTAGCATTCAACCAAGTCTCTTTACCCATTAAATCGATGATAGTATCCCGATCTAGTCCAGTTTTTGTGGTATATGCGGTCGCAATCGATTCATCAATACCTTTCAAAACATCAGATTCATGTGCTAAGTTATCCGCATTACCCTGCGAATTAGTCCACGCTTTATGAATCATAATGTGCGCAGTCGGTGAGATACTGATATTATCACCCGCCATCGCGATCACACTTGCAGCCGATGCGGCTAAACCTATAATATTGACATTGACCTGCTTTTCTGAACTACGTAGCATCGTGTAGATCTCGGATGCAGCAAAGACATCTCCACCATTCGAAGCGATATCTAAAGAAACATCCCCGTCATCAGATTTCAACGCCTCCGCGATCTTTGACGGTGTCACATTAGGCATTTGAAAATAGTCATACATCATGCCGGTCGAATCATCTACGATCGGTCCCCTGATTTGGATCTTCATTTTGCTGTTCACCCCCTTTCAATGACAAAAGCTTACTTTTTTCTGCATCTGGCAAAGTTTCAGGAAAATATCCCGTTTCTTGCAATAAAAATGTCGCTTGATTATGTGCGATAACACCGTTTTTAACTAAATTAGCTAGCGTACTTGCATAGCCGTCTTGCAAAGGATCTAATGCTGGACGTAGATTCACAGTCACAGTAGTACTTAGCTTATTGCTTAATTCTGATGTAACTGATCCCATGTAACGCGAAAGCGCATTGGCATACATCCCTTTGATCTGATCGATTGATGATTGCTGATCACCTTGGCCGTTCAAATACGAGTTTGGAATGCCAAATACTTTAGCGATCTGTGTCCCGGTCCAATCAGATTGTGCTAATAACTTAGCAACGTCTGATTTGATCTCCAGTGGTTTGTAATCTTCCAAGTCATCGATCACAATCGGACCATTATTTGAAGCTTGAGCTTGACGCATAAATTCTTTTGATCGTGCTGCTTTTTGCTTCCAGTTCAAAAGGCCACCCTTTGACATTTTTAAAATACCGGGACTAACGATCGCTTGCTTAAGTGCTGTCAGTGTCAATTTATTAGATGATTTCTTGATATTGAATTCTTGCGTCAATGCTTTAAGCGGTGATACACCCGTCATTCCACCTGTTTTAGACAGCAAACGAAAATGCAACATATCATTTTGAGGGATATTATTGATCACACCGATACCAGGTTCGTCAAAAGTTACGTTATACGTCAATCCTGTACCATCATTTAGTAAAAATACACTCACTTGTGACGGCCTTAGATACTCCCAACGCACATCAATACCATTAACATTGCGCCAGCGATAAATAAAAGCTTCACCACCAAGCAAAAGCTGAGCAAATACTGCTTGCCAAAATGAGTGTTTGTTGGTAGTCGCTGATGGATCATCGATCATCTTTTGCCAGCGACGTTTTCCAGCTGTTAAGTAAGCTGTCGCTAGATCACCAGATAGCTGAAAAATAGCTGAATAAATATCTGAATTTTCTAGCGCCTCTTTTGCACTGATATATTGACTATCGATATCACCTAAAAAGTTGACGATTGCAGGATCATCAAACGAAATGCTTGTTGCACCAACATCTAACGAATTTTTGATATTAAATACCGGCAATCTACTCACCTCCCTTCACATTTGCTAGTTCAGTGAGTACACCCAATACGATCAATGCGATTCCAAGGGCAAAAAAACCGATCACCTTGCCTAATAAAAAAGCTCCATACACTAGAAAAATGATTCCTAGCGTAAAGAGCAAAACATCGATCACCGACCATAATAAATTAAAGAAATTCCTGATCATAGTAGTCATCACCTCCTAATCCTGAATCTTCATTATTGAACCAATCAAGGACTTGCTGTTCCGTCATAAGTTCAACTTGACGTGACTTATCATTAGCCATCCCAAAATCTTCAAAATGATACATAGCTTGATACATGGCATCAATGATTGCATCGACCACATCGATCTTTAACGTTGCTTTCGACTTATCAACTTGAATACCGATCTTATCTTCCATTAATTGAGCATTCAATAGTGCTTTTTCCATGATCTTGTCATCTAAACGGGTCACAGTTTGCTCAACAAATAGTTTTTGCAAGAATTTAGTTGGATCCTTTAGCTCAGATGTTCGTTGCCTGATTGCTTCGAGTGGCCACCCTGAATTTAATTCAAGCTGCTTGATAACATTAGTAGCCCCCCACGCATCATAGCCAAAAAATATCGGGCTCAAACCATGATCTTCAACGAATTCCATCAACCAGTGATACACCTGATCATCATTGATAAGGCCTTGTGGATGACTTGTGATCGTACAAAAACCTTTTTTAGCAAGTTCACGGTAGTTAATACCATCCTGCTTTTCTTTAGCCTCAATCGAACCTGCTTTTTGCCATGGAATAAAACTGTGCTGTTCAATATGCCAATAAGTTTTACCACTTTTTTCATACGGATAGACAAAAGCAATCGCTGTATTATCGCTAAACATTGAATAGTCATAGCCAATATATACTTTGCGATCATTGATATTAAAGTCACCAACGATCGCACGTTCAATATCTGCTAATTTTAAGTAGCTACTTGTTGATTCTTGAAGCCATAAATTCAGATTTTTGTTCTGAAAATCTGAAATATTGCCGGTCAACATATCACTATCACGTTTATCAGTTAACCCCTGCATCAAAGTTTCTTTTTGTCCCGGTAGATATAAAAGCGGATTAGATTTAGGCCAAGTTTCTTCTTTGAATGTCTCTTCTAAGCTATCTTGAGCCCAAATCAATCCTAAATAAGAATCTGCATCCCGATTCCAATCTTGTTCCATCGCCTGCTGGACCATTTTTTGGTCTTCATGAAATGGAACACTTGGATCTGGATAACTAGTCGAAATCTGAATAAACTGCCGATTTGGAACTTTGACCTGCCCTGAAATGATCTTTGAAGTCTTATCACGTGTCTTGACTTCACCGACCTCATCAACTATCGCTGTTGTAAAGTGAAACGAATCAAATTGTCCTGACTCAAACGAAATCGCACGCAAAATATTGTTAGTTTTTCGCTCAATGATCTGTTCGGATTGTGGTGACAACCCTGTTTCTTCGGCTAATTTTTTAAAAGGAACCTTAGAAACGATCTGCTTGATCATCGTACGAATGTAACCAAATAACTTACCTGTTTGTTTAAAGTTGATACTGGATACTAGATAGTCTTGATTGCCTAGCCCTATCGACTCAATAAGATATGAATAGCACATTAAGATCGCCATCAAATACGTTTTACCTTGACCACGTGCGACAGAAACGATCGCGCGACTAAATCTCTTGCCCCCCTCAGCGTTGCGCCAACCAAATAGCATGCAAAAAATAAACTTTTGCCATTCCATCAATTTAGTTGGCTCACCTGTATCAACATTTGGACAAATACTTGCAAATTTTAGAAGTTTTTCAGCTTCGTGAATATCATAAACATACTCAAAATCTGCTGTATTTTGACGCTGTAAATCTCGTAGATGTCTAAAACAGGCAAGTTTTATCAAATATCCAGTAACTATTTCTTCATCAAGGACTGAAAAACAGTATTTAGTACCTGGATCTGTATATTTTTCTTTGATTTTTGAAAAGTCAAGCTTACTATACTCACCTAAGACGTCATGTGACTGTGTTAGATCTATTTTTTTATTCATAGTTAGCTATCAACTCTTTCCAAAAAATTCTTTCAAACTTTCCATTGCTCCATCATTATCATCATCCAAGCGGATATTCATCAGATCTGCGCGTGATTGTGGCGTAAGTCCTAGTTCATTACCTAATGATCTGAGTTTTGCAGTTGCACTATCAAGAATCTGAGTAGATGGATTACGCTTGAATCCCGTAAAATCTTTAGCAACCACATCCCCTGTTACTGGCGAGATAGTTGTTTTATAGATTGGTTTTGTGATGCCATTTTTTTGAATATCATCATATGCTTGACGCATCAACTGATAATTAGTGCAAAAAGCTTCAACAACAGTTCGATCCATATCATTGACGACTGGGTCAGCCTTGATAAGTGGTACGAGTCTACGCCACATCGCAGCTGCAGTACCTTTTAAATATGATGGCGGCCGATCAGGAAGTTCTTTGCTCCGCTTAGACACGTAAACACCTCCTTGTCAAGACCCCCCTATAAAAAAATTTTCCAAATACGTTTCCAGCATAAGAAGACGCCATTGTGTGCGCTCTTCCGTGTCCATTTTTGGGGCGGGGGGATAAAATAAATTCCTTTTCGATTGTTTCATCATAAAATTTTAAAAGCCCTTAGAGACGTTTTTATGACCTCTCAGGGCTTTGCTTTTTCATCTGTCGGATCACTTGATTGATATTTTTAATCTCGGGTACTTTTTTTAGTGTATTTCCTTGACCTGTACCATAATAAAATTGTTCCCAATCTGTCTTAGCTCTATGACAGCTATAACAGATAACAGCAAGGTTCTTAGGGTCATCCCTTAAGCTAGCGTCATACTCAATAGGCACGATGTGGTCCACTGTCTTTGCTGGTGTCACGATGTTGATAGCACCACAATACTTACACAGATAGTTATCACGTTCTAAGATATTACGTCTTAGTCTTGACCACTGACGCGAACGATAGAAGTTATATTGCTTTGACTTATGTTCTGAGCGATTGCGTGTTACAGTATTATACTTGCGTTGATACTGTTGGTCTCTACTTCTAGCCCACTTCTGTCTACTTGCTAAATATTCCGCCTCATGTTCAAAGTGGCGCCTGCAGTAATGGTTTGGGTACTCGACCATCGAATGACATCCCTGCTGTCTGCATCTTCTAACTCTTGGCATATGTCTTCACCTTCTTAGCGGTCTTACTCGTACGCTTAGTCTTTAACTCTCTGTTTAGTTTGCTGATTAATCTAGCTTCAGCATCACAACTTACTAAACCAGCTTGTTTGGTCCACTTCATTAACTCAACTCCCTTTTGATTGCAAAATAAAAGGGATGTAGCTACTCACTACATCCCTACTATTTTCAATATATTTACTCTATCAAGCTATGTAATGGCTCTATCAATATGCTATTAGCTCTATCATACAAAATCTCATCCAACTTAAAAGAGGCTTGATAGCTTTCTTCAACACCTATCAAATTGTTGATTT